CCAACCAAAAAAAAGTAAATGAAGATGCGGATACATTGATCCGCATACTTCTATCTCTAAAATCAAGAGCAAACTCACGTGGCGTTCCAGCGCAATTTAGCTGGAATGCCATTTCTAATATGTTACAGAACGTTTCTGGTACACAAATGGACTACGAAACATTCAAAGCAGAGTTTGATCAACTACCACAATTGAAAAACATTGTAGCTCAATTTGACGGGCGTGGCATTACACTGAAAACTAAAGAGAAACCAGAAGCTACTCGTTCTGATAACAGCGCAGGTAGCAATGATGCTGCCGCTAGTAGAGCAGCGGCTAAGACACTCAAACAACCTGGTTGACCTAGGGGTCTAAATACTATATAATAGTATATGACCCTACTAATAAACAAATTTAAATACGAAAAACTCTCTAGGGACGACAGCTCTGGTAAGCGTTTATACGCTACACCACAAGGGCATAAAGTCCCTAGTGTTACGACTGTACTGGATAAAACTAAACCAGAAGAAAGTCGTATAGCACTGGCCAACTGGCGCAAAGCAGTGGGTGAAAAGAAAGCACAAGAGATCACTACAGAAGCTGCCAACCGCGGCACACGTATGCACAAGTTCCTAGAGGACTATGTCAAGGGTGAGCCCATGAACGAAAGTGTTACTAATCCCTTTGCACAACAAAGTCAGAAGATGGCTAAAATTGTGATTGCAGAAGGTATGAAGAATGTAACGGAAGTATGGGGCAGTGAAGTACCCTTGTACTTTCCAGAACTATATGCGGGCACTACTGACTGTGTGGGCGTACACAATGGTGACGAAAGTATCCTGGACTTTAAGCAGACTAACAAGCCCAAGAAACTAGAGTACATTAGCGACTACTTCTTACAGCTAACCGCCTATGCACTGGCACACAACGAAGTACACGGTACAAACATACGCAAGGGCGTTATTCTAATGTGTAGCAAGGACTTTGAATATCAGGAGTTTATCCTGGAACCCAAGGACTTTGACTACTGGACAGAAGAGTGGTGCAAGCGAGTGGAGCAGTACTACCGTTTGAACAGCTAAATATCGTATAACGAGGATATTTCAATGGCTGTCGTACAAATAAGCAGAATTCAACTACGTAGAGGTAGAGCAAACGAAACCCCTATTCCACAGTTAGCCAGCGGAGAACTAGCGTGGGCAATAGATACACAAGAGTTGTGGATTGGCAGCGGCAGTGTAGGAGAAGGTGCTCCTGCTGTAGACAACATCAAAGTGCTAACAGACGCTGATAATTTGTTAGACTATGGGACTTACACATATACAAACGACACTGCTCCTATTCAAACAGGTGCAGATGCTAATTTTCCTGTAGTACGTACATTACAAAGCAAACTCGACGATCACGTCTCATCTGCAGATTATGATATAGTATCTGGATCATCAAACCAAGCAGTTAAAATTCAACGTGCTATCGACAACTTGTTTTTAGACAATGCAACCAATGGTGTAAAAAGTCGTGTAACATTGATGTTTTCACCAGGCGAGTATACATTCAATACCACTATCTATTTGCCTAGCTATGTGAGCATTCAAGGCAGCGGCAAGGAAAAGACTAAGTTTACCTATACAGGTACCGGCACTGCTTTTGAATTTGTTAACGATACATCAACAAAGACTCTGCGCAGTACACTTGGATCAACAACCTATAACAATCAACCTAAGTTTTGCAGACTAGCAGACTTTACTCTAACTGCGTTATCTTCTAGTGCTATTGGCATTAAGATGAATGCCGTAAGAGATTCTATCATTGAAGATGTTAAAATTGTTGGTGATTATCCCACAGCCACTAATGCCAATGCTATTGCCATGTATGCGGTCAGTTCAGTAGTGACTTGTCAAAGAAATAAATTTGTCAATGTCTCTGCCAGTGCTGTCAAACACGGGGTATATGCTGAGCAAGATATTTTTAACAACCACTTCTCTGCTTGTGAATTCATAAGTTCGCAGTATGGTGTAAACTTTGGTAACTTTGTAATGGCAACATTACCAGAAGATCGTCCTAGTGCTTATCAATATGGTCCAAGAAAGAACCTAATTGAAAACTGCTACTTTGACACCATTGATAATGAGGGTGTTATCATCACCAACGGTACTGGCAACAAGACTAGAGGCAACACATTTGTTAATGTGGGCAATGAAGGTGCAGGCAATGACAACAGTGTCTATAGCCAAATTAAATTTGTACCAGTGGGTAATACATCAGTTCAAGATAATTTTGATAGAGCAGTTGATATCTATTACGATATTAGCGGATCTTTAATAGACAAGTCATTGTCTTATAATTTAACTGCAGACTATGTTCCTGAAATTACAGGCAAAGCTAATTGGAGTGATCTAGAATCTAGAACGTTAAGTTTAATTTATACTCCAACACCAAGTTATACTAATTTATTTAGAATACCTTTTACTAGTAGCTGTGGCATTGAAGTAACTTATATTTTAGAAAACTCTACTAATACACAAATGCGACGTGGTAAATTAACCGTAGCAGTTGATAGTGGCACTAGTGCTTTGCAAATAGTAGACGACTATGACTATACAGGAAATTCAGCTGAAGACACAAGAATCGATTTTGATGCAGCGATTGTCAACGGATGTGTAGTATTCAAATATCATAATGACAATACACTTGACACTACTATTGCTCCTTCGAGACTAACCTACACATACTCAATTATTAGTTAATGCTATTAGACGAGCGAGTAATTAAACGCCAATTAGCTGCCTGGTATCAACTTAGGCAGCAGTTGGAAACATCCAATAATCCATTAGAAGATACTTCAAGATTTTTTCTACGACTTCCTCGTGTCAAAGTATACACTGACCCTTATGACTCATCCACTTGGCCAACACCTTGGGAATTGATTAGTGAAAATGAGTATTGTGAATTCAATTTAATTTTAGGAATGTGTTATACTCTACAGTTAACTGAGCGTTTTAAAGATATACAACCAAAGATAAATGTATCAATTGACACAGTCAATAAAACAGTGTATTATTTGTTGTTTATAGACGATAAAGTATATTACAATGAAGATTGGACGGATGTTAAAAATTTACCTAAGTCTTTGAAAACACAAAAGATTTATACAATTAAGCAGCTCCACTAAATACGTCCTAGACAATAATTTAATAACATGACAACAATAACTGTAATCAAAAGAGACGGAAAAAAAGAGCCATTAATGATTGAAAAATGGCAGACACAGATTGCAAAGGTATGTAGTGGGATTGCAGATGTTAGTCAATCAATGATTGAAATCAAAGCCCAACCGCATTTTTATGACGGAATCACTACTAGAGAAGTAGATGAGATCACGCTTAGAGCCATTGTTAATCTTATTGATGTAGAAGCTAATCCTGATATTGGACACACTAATTATCAATATGTAGCAGGCAAGCAACGACTATCAATGTTGCGTAAGGATGTATATGGCAGTTACGAGCCTCCCCACCTTTACGAGATTGTAAAAACAAATATAGCTACTGGCTTATACACGGCAGAACTGCTTGAGTGGTATGGTGAAGAAGATTGGAACAAGATGAATGACATGCTGGATCATGAGAAAGATGAACAGTATAGCTGTGCAGCCATTGAACAATTAATTGAAAAATACCTAGTTAAGAATCGCAGTACAAAGCAAACTTATGAAACACCGCAGATTAGATATATGATTGCGGCAGCAACTGTGTTCCATAAGGAAGAGCCAAATACGGCTCGTATGCGCTATATTAAGGAATATTACAATGCAGCCTCTGATGGTCTATTTACTCTTGCTACACCTGTGCTGGCTGGGCTCGGCACTCCTACTAAACAGTTTTCTAGTTGTGTTCTTATCCGCAGTGACGACGATCTGGATAGCATATTTGCTTCTGGTGAGATGATGGCTAAGTACGCCAGTAAGCGAGCGGGGATTGGATTGGAAATCGGTCGACTACGCCCATTGGGCTCCCCGATCCGTGGCGGAGAAATCATGCACACTGGCATGATTCCCTTCTTGAAGAAGTGGTTTGGAGATTTGCGCTCATGTTCACAAGGAGGTATTCGTAATGCAAGTGCTACTGTTTTTTATCCTATTTGGCATCATCAGTTTGATGATCTTATTGTCCTTAAGAACAACCAAGGAACAGAAGAAACCCGAGTCCGTCATATGGATTATGGGGTTGTGCTTAGTGCTTTCTTCTGGAGACGATTTAAAAACAAAGAAGACATAACCTTCTTTGATCCTAACGAAGTACCAGACTTATATGAAGCTTTCTACAGCAATACAGAAAAGTTTGAAGAACTTTATGTTAAGTATGAGCAACGTAAAGACCTGCGTACTAAGACAATGAGTGCTGAAGAAGTATTCAAATCAGGCATATTGAAAGAGCGCACTGATACAGGCCGCATCTATCTAGTGTTTATTGACAATGTCATGAACCAGGGACCGTTTGACCCTGAGTATGACACCATTTACCAGAGTAACCTTTGCTGTGAAATACTTTTACCTACTAAATCCTTTAAACGTCTGGATGACAGCGATGGTCGTATCGCACTTTGCACATTGGGCTCAATCAATTGGGGTGCGTTCCGTAACCCAGAAGACATGCGCCGTGCTTGCCGCATACTGCATCGTAGCCTCAATAACATTCTTGACTATCAAGACTTTCTTTCCATCCAGTCTAAATTATCCAACGATGAAATCAGACCACTGGGAATCGGTATCACCAACCTTGCCTACTGGCATGCCAAGCGAAGCCTCAGGTACGGAGAACGAGACAGCTTGGCTGAAGTCAAGGCGTGGATGGAACATCAAGCCTACTACCTAACTGAAGCTAGTGTTGAACTTGCTAAAGAACGTGGACGATGTGAACACAGTGATCAAACACGTTATGGCCGAGGCGTGTTTCCATGGGAACTACGTGCCAAGGGTGTAAATGAATTGACAAACTTTGCTCCTGAACTTGATTGGGAAACTCTACGTGCTCAAATGAAGGAATACGGAGTTCGTAATGCTACACAAATGGCTGTTGCGCCCGTGGAGAGTTCCAGTGTTGTTATTAACAGTACTAATGGTATCGAAATGCCAATGAGTTTAATTTCAACTAAAGAAAGTAAAGCAGGATCGTTTACACAGGTTGTTCCTGAGTACGCTAAACTTAAAAATAAATATCAACTAATGTGGGAACAAAAAGACTGTGACGGATACTTAAAGACAGCGGCTGTGATTGCAGCCTATGTTGATCAAAGTATTAGCACTAACACATTTTACAATCCTGCACATTTTGCGGACCGTAAGGTGCCAACTACATTGATTGCCAAGAACTTGATGCAGGCACACATGTGGGGATTGAAAACATTCTACTACAGTTTGATTAACAAAGCAGGCAGCAAGGCAATTGCTGATGACGCTCCGGCTATGTTAGAACCGATTAACTTTGACAACGAAGAAGACTGCGAAAGCTGTAAATTGTAAATTGGAGATAAAAATGAACTTATACATAAAATACGTTAATAACGAAATAGTAAATCATCCTATTTTAGAAAGCAACTTGTATTATACAATTGTAAATTTTAATCCGGATGCATTGCCCGGTGATTTAAAGAAATTTGAAAGAATCCCTACGCCTAGTCCTAGTGGGCCGTATGTTCGAATTGAAACAACCTATACATTAGGCGATGATGACATAGTACGTGATGTACATTTTGAAGTTGAACTTACCGCCGAAGAAAAGGCAGCAAAGATTGCAACCTTTAAAGCAATTGAACATCCTGCTAGTTGGACATTTGATGAAACAGTCTGTGCATGGGTACCTCCAGTAGCTTACCCAACTGACGGTAAGTATTATACATGGAATGAGGAAACTACTAGCTGGGTAGAAATTACACCAATTACTGAGTAATTGAAATACAATAATGTTAGAAACAATATGTGACATAATGGTAGACGCTTACAAGCGTAATTGGATTACCAGTCGTGATGGCAACGTAAGTATACGTCATCACGACCGTGATCACTTTTACATTACACCTAGCGGTGTGCGTAAACAAACCCTACAGCCTGATCAGTTTAAGAAGATAGGCATTGAGAAAGGTTATTTTGATCAACCTCCTCGTCTGTATCATGTCAGCAAAGAACTACCTTACACTGAAATCAGTGCCAATCTAAAGCCCAGTGGAGAGCTACCACTACACTTTGGCTTACAACGAGAAATGGGACAACATACAGGTGAGGTTCGCGTGGTAGTACACGTTCATCCTACTTACTGTATTGCGGCTATGCATGCCGGGATTGAGTTGAGTACTATTAGCGATGCGTTTCCAGAACTTAATCGTTATACCAAAGTAGCACCCAATGTAGGAGATGTACCTCCTATCAGCCAAGAGCTTGCTGATGAGTGTCATAAGAATTTAAAGTTAGATAAACAAGGTAACATTGCTTACGACATTGTAGGCATTAAAGGCCACGGAGTAGTTGCCATTGATACAACACCATGGCGGGCTTTTGAACACATAGAAAGATTAGAACACATTTGCAAGATAGTACTTGCATCAGGAAAATATTAATGAGTAAAGCACAATATAATTTAAACACAAAGACAGACTATCTTAATCGCAAAATGTTTCTAGATCCAGCAGGTCCGGTTACTATCCAACGCTTTGAAGAAGTTAAATATAAAAAAATAGCAGACTTTGAAGCAACAGCACGTGGCTTCTTTTGGCAACCTGAAGAGATTAGTTTGACTAAAGACAGCAATGACTTTAAAGATGCTAGTGATGCTGTTAAACACATCTTTACCAGCAACTTGTTACGTCAGACAGCACTAGATAGTTTACAAGGTCGTGGCCCAAGCCAAATCTTTATGCCTGTGATATCATTGCCAGAGCTAGAAGCGTTGGTATACAACTGGACATTCTTTGAAACTAATATTCACAGCAAGAGTTACAGCCATATAATCCGCAACATCTACAATGTGCCAAAGGATGTGTTTAATACAATCCATGATACTAAAGAAATTGTGGAAATGGCATCAAGTGTTGGAGAGCACTATGAAAAGTTACACAGAATTAACTGTATGAAAGAAATGGATGGTTCAGTCAACGAGAAGGAACACATCAAAGCAATCTACATGGCACTGCATGCCAGCTATGCACTAGAAGCGTTTCGCTTTATGGTTAGCTTTGCTACAAGTTTGGCCATGGTAGAGAACAAGATCTTTATTGGTAACGGTAACATCATCAGTTTAATTCTACAAGACGAACTGCTACACAAAGGTTGGACGGCTTTCTTAATCAATCAAGTTGTTAAGGAAGATCCTCGCTTTGCTCAAGCTAAGGTTGAGTGTGAAACTGAAGTATATGCCCTCTACATGGATGTAATTCGTGAGGAAAAGGCATGGGCAGACTATTTGTTTAATAAAGGTCCAGTAATTGGTCTTAATGCTAACATCCTTAAAGAGTTTGTTGATTATACAGCAGTAGGAGCATTAAAGGATATAGGTATTAAATATCAAAGTCCTGCGCCAAAGTCTACTCCCATTCCTTGGTTTAACAAGCACAGCGACACAAGTAAGAAACAAACAGCATTGCAAGAGAATGAAAGCACTAATTATGTCATCGGAATTATGGGTGAAGGTATTGACTATGATGCCTTGCCTGTGCTATAATAAGACATCGGAGAAATTATGACAAACCCAGTTATCTTATGGTCAAAGTACCATTGCCCTTATTGCGATCAAGCAAAGGCATTATTAACACAACAAGGTGTTAAATTTGAAGAACGTAAAATCGGAGATGGATATACCAAAGAAGAATTGTTAGAAGCAGTACCAAATGCTCGAACAGTCCCTCAAATTATCATCAATGGAACATCCATTGGTGGATTTACAGAATTAAGAAAATACATTGACGAAACCGGATTCAATGGTACCGGATACTAATAAGGAAATTAAAAATGTTAATTAATAAAGGCGTGGGCATAGGCGAAGTTATCACATTAAAGCTAACCAGCGGTGAAGAACTTATTGCTAAATTGGTAGAAGAAACTGATACCTATTATAAGTTATCAAGAATACAAGTAATTGGTATGGGTCCTAAAGGCCCTGGTCTAATGCCCTACTTGTTTACTGTTAGTCCAGATGCAGATGTTCGTTTGCAAAAGTCCACAGTTACAGTAGCAGAAGCAACTGATGAAGCGTTTGCTAAACAGTTTCTTGAATCAACTACTGGCATTGCCTTAATCTAACATCATGCATAAGTTTGTAATAAAACGTAATGGTGTTTTAGAAACTTACACACAATATGAAGACATACCAGACGACTTTGATCATGTGATTGAGTTCCTTCCACACATCCCAGATGGGCCGCACACAGATGAAGAGCATGATGAATTGGCAAAATGGAATGATCGATTACAAGAATTAATGAGGAAAGAATATGCCCGCAGTAACAAGAATAGGTGATGCAGACGTAGCACATTGTAGTGGAATGACCAGAGCCGTCGGTTCAGGCAATGTATTTGCTAACAGTATTGCTGTTAGTCGCCAAACTGATGTGAACACTGGACATTTGCTTCCAGGTGGAAGCTCTTGCCCGTCACATGCCGCGCCAATTACCACTGGTTCTCCTACTGTTTTTATAAACAACTTAGGCTGTGGTAGAGTGGGAGATGCTATTACTAGTTGTACCAGTGTGGCCGCTGGCTCACCAAACGTATTTGCCAATTCATAATTAATGAAAATTTATCTAGACATGGACGACGTTGTCGCCGATTGGATGGGATATGCTCGTGCATACTTACGTATGGAATGGAAAGAAGGCGAGATGGTTCCAGACGACAAGTGGCGAAGTCTCAGAGATGATCAGCGTATGTACAGCAAACTTCCTTTAAAAGAAGGTGCCCGGAAATTAGTTGACTGGTGTGAACGTTATGTTGGCCGTAACCCAGATACTGAACTTTACTTTTTAAGTGCAATTCCACATAATAACGACATGCCTTGGGCAATTCAAGATAAAGTATTTTGGGCATACAAACATTTTCCAGGTATTCCAGTTTTTCTTGGACCATACAGTCATGACAAATGGGTACGTTGCCAGCCTGGTGACATACTGATTGATGACCGTACAAGTAACTGCGAAGAATGGATTAGGGCCGGTGGACATGCACATATCTATAGAAATTGGCCAGACTGTAAAGTTTGGTTAGAATCACTTCTGCAGACGTCTACAACAACAAACAATAACTAATATAACAAAAGGAGACCATAACATGGCAACAAACAAATATTCAGAATTCACAAAAATCGTTGAGGCAATGGAAGCAGACTTTGAAAAGTTCTACGACAAAGAGGTAGGTGCCGCAGGTACTCGTGTTCGTAAGGCTTGCCAAGATTTGGCTAAGTTGTGCAAAGAAACTCGTAACGATGTTACCGCAGTTAAGAACGAACGTAAGCCAGCGGACAAGAAATAAGTCAACGAAACCCCTGGTAAATACGTTATATACTTACAAGGGGTATAATATGAAAAAACTTTTAACTGTTCTTTTACTAACTGTCAGTGCTACAGCATTTGCTCAACATAATCATGGTTGGAGACATCATGGTCATCGTCCGCATGGTCCTAGCTTCGGCTATTGGCTAGCGCCTGTAGTTATTGGCGGAGTAGTTGGCGCGGCCATTGCTAATAATAATCGTCGTGAAACTGTTGTCATAGAACAACAGCCTATTGTTGTACAACCATTACAACAGAATTGTACAGCATGGAAAGAAGTACACACCTCAGAAGGCAATACTTACAGAGAGAGAACTTGTTATGGCTTACAGTGATAAGGTAGTTGACCACTATGAAAATCCCAGGAATGTCGGATCTTTTGATAAGAGTGATCCTGATATTGGTACTGGTATGGTTGGCGCACCTGCTTGCGGCGATGTGATGAAATTACAGATAAAGGTTGATCATGATACAGGTATTATTACAGATGCAAAATTTAAAACGTATGGCTGCGGATCGGCTATCGCGAGCTCGAGCCTCATTACGGAGTGGGTCAAAGGAATGCACATCGACAAAGCCGGAGAAATTAAAAACTCCGAAATCGCCGAAGAACTAGCCTTACCGCCAGTTAAAATACATTGTTCAATATTGGCTGAAGATGCCATCAAAGCAGCCGTAAATGATTACCGTAACAGACACAGCGGCTAAAAAGATCAAACAACAGTTAACCAAACGAGGCCGCGGTATAGGTATCAGGCTAGGTGTAAAAACTACAGGATGCAGTGGGTTAGCCTATGTGTTAGAATTTGTGGATAGCTACGAAGCTGAAGTAGGTGTAACCAACTACGCTCATCCAGATTTTGCCTTATTAGTTGATGCTAAATCAGAAGTCTATTTAAAAGGCCTAACAGTTGATTGGATCCGTAACGGCCTCAATGAAGGATTTGAATTCCGCAATCCTAATGAACGAGATAAATGCGGATGTGGTGAAAGTTTTAGGGTATGAAAAAAGTGTGGGATAGAAAAGCAACTCGAGATTGGATTGCTCAATTAGAGCATAGAATTGAAGATATTCGATACTACATGGAACGTACTATTCAATGGTGTGAAGCCAACGAAGTGTATAGTGACAGAACTGTATTTGCCTGTATCATTATGACATCAGTTTGGGTTAGCCATATGCGTAACGAACCTATAACCAAAAAAGAATTATTTGAAATGCTGGGTGTAAAAGGTTGGGAAGGTATCGATGATGCCATATATGAGTTCAACGAGGAATATGAATCGTATGAACATGAAGAACTACTAGAAATGGTAGCGGGCTCATTTTAGTTGACTATCAAGTAATTAGACTGTATAATAAGTCTATGTTAACTACTAGAAAGCTAATATGAGTATGCATCTTGAAGGCCCGTGGCTTAGTACCACAGGTAAACGAAAAGGCAAACAAAAGTTTGCATCTGCAGACGCCAAACGTAAGAGTGAACAATTGGACAAAGAGTGGCAAGAGTTACAGAAGCGATGGGGCGTTGAAGCTGATGAGCGCAAACGTCGACGTGCAATGGAAGCAGAGCCTTTGTCTTACTCCCTATCAGTTCCCGCTGGTCGTAGCACTGCTCATATTAAGAGTCTGGGTCAAGACAGCGGTGTAGCTACCCTAGCACAACCTAAGGTCTATACAGGCACTAAGGTTAAGGGTATTGCCACTATGCATAAGAGCAATGCAGTGCCGGTATTCAGTGATGAACAGGCCATAGATATTTCTAAAATGCGTAGATAAGTAAGTAACTATCATAAAAAGGAGAAGTAAATGATTAAACTCATTAAAATCTTACTTGTATTGATTGGTCTAGCACTTGTTGGATGGATTGGATACAAAGCGGTCATGTATAAACTTGACCCAAACAAGCAGTTGGTTATGAATAACTCATCAATAACTGCCGAAGTTAGAAACAAGCAATTAGAATGCTTGGCTCGTAACATCTATTACGAAGCAGGCAATCAACCATTTGAAGGTAAGGTTGCTGTAGCACAGGTTACTATTAATCGTGCAGAAAGCGGACAGTTCCCCAAGGATATTTGTCAAGTAGTTTATCAAAAGAATGTGGTCTACGAACGTGTACTATGTCAGTTTAGTTGGTACTGCGAAACAGCTACTATAATGAGGCCAAAAAACACAGCCGTATTCAAAGAAAGTGAAATGGTTGCACGTCAGGTTCTCTTAGAAGGTTTCCGTTTACCTAGTCTCCAAAAGGCGTTATACTTCCACGCTACTCATATCAATCCAAAATGGAATCGAGAAAAAGTAGCTGTTATTGCAGGTCATGTGTTTTACAAATAAAGGAAAGTTATGCAAGTTAGTTTACGAGAGTTAGTTAATCTTAAAAAGATGAGAGATAGTATTACTGAGAACATCGGACATCTTAGTGCAGAAACTCTAGGATGGATTGCTGTTATCCTAGTACACTTGGCCACTATACCTACACTGGTTGCAGTACTCACTGGGCTCACTGAAAAGTTGCCACCAGTTGATATGGTTGCCTTAATGTGGTTGGGCTTGTTTACATTCTTTGTTAGAAGCGTAATTGCTAAAGACTTATTGAACATCATCACAATTGGCTTTGGCTTCTTTGTACAAGCTATGTTAATGGCACTGATAATCTTCAAGTAATTATGTGGGTATAATAATACCTGTAAAAAATGTAATAAATATACTCTATGAAGATAACATTAGCTGATAAATCTATTGCATGGTTTGCACTCTTAAGTGGCCTAACTATTTCTGCTGTGGCCATTTGGTATAGTGTAGCAGGACTAGTTAGTATCTTTGCAGCCGCAGTAATACCGATTATCGTAATGGGTGTAGTGTTAGAAATTAGTAAACTAATTGCCACAGTATGGTTAAAGTTAAATTGGCACCGTGCTCCGTTTTTTATCAAAGGTTATCTGTTAGCCGCTATTGCTATTCTAATGATAATCACCTCAATGGGTATCTTTGGATTCCTAAGCAAAGCACATAGTGATGCCGGTCTAGTATCAGGTGATGTACAGGCTAAGATTGCAGTATATGACGAAAAGATTAAAACAGAAAAAGAAAACATAGATGCTAATCGCAAAGCTCTCAAACAAATGGATGAGGCTGTGGACCAAGTTATGGGTCGCAGTTCAGATGAAAAAGGGGCGGACAAGGCAGTTGCCATACGCAGAGCCCAACAGAAAGAACGTGGTCGCCTCCTTGCAGACATTGCAGAAGCTCAAAAAAGGATCACTGTACTCAATGAACAACGTGCGCCCGTTGCCGCAGAAGTACGCAAAGTGGAGGCAGAAGTAGGGCCAATCAAATATATTGCTAATTTTATCTACGGTGATAATCCCGATGCTAATGTATTAGAAAAAGCTGTCACCTGGGTAATCATTATTATTGTTATTGTGTTTGACCCACTGGCTGTTATCCTATTGTTAGCAAGCCAATACTCATTCCAATGGTTCCGTCAAGCCAAAGAAGAAGAGTCAGTTACACCTGCATACGAACCTGATGACGGCCCATTAACGAAAGACCAAGTTGAGCAGATTATAGAAACTACACTAGATAATCCGCACCCACCAGGTTGGATGTTTGACAATACTGCTAAAGAACCTATGAAGTTTGTAGACCCAGGCGAACATCCTGCTGACAATCTTGAAGCGGAACTTGAAGAGCCAAAGCCTGTAGCAGAAGAAAAGTCAATACTTGAAAGCCACCCATATTTGTTAACACCGTTTAATCACTTTACAGGTACTACTCCTATGGTTCATAAACCAGAAGAATCTGCACCTGAGATGATAGCCAAGGTGGACGATGAAATGGTAAATGTTGCGTGGACTGACGAGTTACAAAACTGGAAAAAAGATAATCCAGATGTTAATATCTACGAACAACAACGCAAGTACAATGCAGGCGAAATAGATAATTTGCCTTGGGAAATTATAGAGCAGTTTGATGAAGCTGCCTCAGAAGAATCAAAAAAAAAGAGCAGTTACATGATCAAGGATCAGGAACAACAAGTGAAGAAGTTCAAAGAGTAAGCTATGTGCAAAATAGCGAACAAACTACTAACTCTCTTTGGAACCGTATTAAACACAGAGACAGCTAATTAATACATATGAACGAAAACATGAACCTTGGAAGAATCAATTTAATCACGCCACCGGATAAGCTGTTTAATCTTAATCCCGGATATCTGTTAATCAAACCAAGTACTAAGGTAAAAATGCAGTTCCAACAACTGTTAAGCCAAAGTATGGATGATTTAAATGTCTATATCTACGATACAGACGAATCAAATGTAGAGTGGATGCTGAGTGTTAGTCAACAGGCTGACTTTATCATTATAGATATTGATAACTGCGATCCAACTACTAAACAATTTGTTAGTTTTTTACTAGCACAACCTAATACATTCTATTTGACCAGCGATGAAATCACACCTTGGGGGCTGATTAGTCGCAATAGGATATATAATTTAGACTGGATTTTAGAATCCCTAAACCAAGCAAATGATGAACCAGAAGAGGAAACTGATGAGGAATAATCATATCAAAGGAACAGTAATTGTTCTAAAAGAAGGCGAAGACGTTAATCGTGCTCTACGCCGCTTCAAAAATAAAATTGAAGATTTGGGCACACTTAAAACTCTTCAATCAAAAGAGTTTTATGAGAAACCAACTACTGAACGCAAACGTAAAAAAGGTGCAGCCAAGGCTCGTTGGCGAAAACAGTTAGAAAAAGAGTCATTACCTAAAAAAATGTATTGACCTAATAGTCTGTATATGTTATAATAAGTTTCTTAAAGAAAGAAATTTATATGGCAAATACAGATATTATGATCGACTTAGAAACTTTGGCAACATCTCCGGATGCTGCCATTCTTACGATCGGAGCAGTAAAGTTTGATCCCTTTGGCGACGATATAAAAGATCCAAAATGTGAAAAGTTCTATGTTCGCGTAGACTTGGACAGTTGTGATCGCATTGGACTAGCTACCAATGACGACACTATTGCTTGGTGGGCTAATCAAAGCAAAGAAGCTCAAGACGAAGCATTCAGCGAAGACAACAGAATTGACATTGTAGATGCATTTAATCAACTGTACAAATTTTGTTGGGGTGCTAAACGTGTATGGAGCCATGGTGCCGCATTTGACATTGTGATCTGCGAGCATGTGTTTAAAAAGATTGGCAAAGCAGTGCCTTGGAGTTTCTGGGAAGCACGTTGCACACGTACACTGTTTGACATTGGTATTAATCCAAATCGTCCACCTGTGCTAAAACATCATGCCCTAGAAGATGCGTGGAATCAAGCAGTGGGTGTGCAGAATGTTTTTAAAACACTCAAGACAAGTACTACTAGTGCCGGGCAATACATTAGCCCATTTGCAAGAGAGAGATAATATGGACGAACAAACATACGAAGTTATGGCTATCCTACAAGAAGAAGCCGCAGAAGTTATCCAGGCTGTTAGCAAGTGCTACAGATTTGGCTTGGACAATTACAAGCCCGGAAAACCTAAAACCAACAGACAACATTTAGAAGAAGAAATTGGCGACCTAATGGCCATGATTGATATTCTTCAAAAAATGGACGAAGTTAGTTTTAACAACATTGAGGCTGCTAGAGAAGCTAAAATTCAAAAGCTAAAGCAGTGGTCCACAATTGAAATAGTTCACGAAATGTGAGATAAATAATTATGTACTAAAACGCCGTAAGGGTTTAGTATAGGACATGGTGTCCACAAAATCTTGCTTAATTAAGGAGAAACATTATGAGCAAAGTCATCGGTATCGATTTAGGTACAACAAATTCATGCGTAGCGATTATTGAAAATGGAGTCGCAAAAGTAATTGAGAATTCAGAAGGCGCACGTACTACACCTAGTATTGTTGCATACGCTAATGATGAAATTCTAGTAGGCGCAAGCGCAAAGCGTCAAGCAGTAACAAACCCCAAAAACACAATCTATGCTAGTAAGCGATTAATTGGACGTAAGTTCGATGAGCAGGCTGTACAGAAAGACATTGACCTAATGCCTTACAAGATTGTTAAAGCAGACAATGGTGATGCTTGGGTAGAAGCAAATGGAGAGAAGTTGGCTCCTCCACAGATCTCAGCAGAAGTTCTGCGTAAGATGAAAAAGACAGCGGAGGATTATCTTGGTACAACAGTTACGCAGGCAGTTATCACAGTTCCTGCATATTTTAACGACAGCCAAAGACAGGCTACAAAAGACGCTGGTAAAATTGCCGGCTTGGAGGTACTCCGTATTATTAACGAGCCTACTGCGGCAGCTCTTGCTTATGGCGTTGATAAAACTGATAAGCGTGATCGCAAAATTGCTGTTTACGATCTTGGTGGCGGTACGTTCGATGTTTCGATCATCGAAATCGCGAATGTAGACGGAGACAAACAAATCGAAGTGTTGTCAACAAATGGCGATACATTCCTAGGTGGTGAAGACTTTGACCAACGTATCATGGACTACTTAGTTGACGAGTTTAAGAAAGACAATGCAGTAGACCTGAAGCAAGACATGTTGGCATTACAGCGCCTTAAAGAAGCCGCTGAAAAAGCCAAGATCGAATTGTCCAGTTCGGCTAGCACAAGTGTTAACTTGCCATACATCACAGCAGATGCAAGCGGTCCTAAACACATGAACGTGACTATTAGCCGTGCTAAGTTAGAACAACTAGTTGATGAACTAATTGAGCGTTCAATTGCTCCTTGCAAAATTGCTATTAAAGATGCAGGCATAGATGTTAGTGAAATTGATGAAGTTATTCTTGTTGGCGGTATGACACGTATGCCTAAGGTACAGGAAGCAGTTGAGAAACTGTTTGGCAAAGCCCCACGTAAAGATGTTAATCCAGATGAAGCAGTTGCTGCCGGAGCCGCAGTACAAGGTGCTGTTCTAGCAGGCGATCGTAATGACGTGCTATTGCTTGACGTTACACCATTGAGCCTAGGTATTGAAACAATGGGCGGCATTATGGCTAAGTTAATTCAAAAGAATACAACTATTCCAACCAAAGCCAGTCAAGTGTTTTCAACAGCAGATGACAATCAACCTGCGGTAACTATTAAGGCGTTCCAGGGTGAGCGTGAGCTTGTACAACATAATAAATTACTAGGTGAATTTAATCTTGAAGGTATTCCTCCAGCACGACGCGGTCAGCCTCAAATTGAAATTACGTTTGACATTGATGCTAACGGTATCATGCATGTCAGTGCCAAGGACAAGAACACAGGTAAAGAAAACAAGATCACTATTAAATCAGATAGTGGTCTAAGCAAAGAAGAAATTGAACGTATGGTGCAAGACGCTGAAGTAAATGCTGAAAGCGACAAAAAGCAACGTGAAGTTATTGAAACTCGTAACACTGTTGAAGCACAAGTACACAGTATCCGTAAGGATATGGAAGAAGTAGAAGCAGACTTGTCACAAGAAGTGAAAGACAAAGTTAATGAGGCAATTGATGCTGTTAACACTACAGTCCTAACTGAAGACAAAGATGCTATTACACAAAAACTTAGCGATTTGATTGCAGCCGCTCAACCAGTAATGGAAGCTAAGAGCAAACGTGAAGAAACTAAGAAAAATGAAACTCCTGTAGACGCAGAGTTTACAGAAGTTAATTAACACAGACACAGGTTATAAATAATTGTAGGGTGCTCGGGTGAGGCCCTACTTGATTCTTGCTTAATAAAGGAGAAATTTTATGAATAGCACAGTAACACGTTTTGATACGAATAGTCTAGCTCAACTTAATAGAGCCCTTGTTGGTTTTGACCGAATGTTCGATGGGTTTGAAACTCGTTTTGCAAATCAGTTATCAACTAACTACCCTCCACACAACATTGTAAAGACTGGAGAGAACACCTACTCAATTGAAATCGCAGTAGCTGGATTTAAAAAATCAGAGATTGCAGTGGAAGTTGAACAGGAGATTCTAACAGTTCGTGGAGCATGCGAAACTCCAAACGAGTCAACTACTCGTCAATATTTACACAGAGGTCTAAGCAGTCGTGATTTTGAAAGGTCATGGCAACTTGCCGAACACATGGTTGTTAAGAATGCTGAGATAAAAGACGGTGTACTTAGCATTACTCTAGAATACATTATCCCTGAAGAAAAGAAAGCCAGGGTTATTGACATTGTAGAGGTTAAGTAATATAATAAGGGGAAGGAAACTTCCCCTTACATGTAATTATATGGAGAATGACATGAGCGCAACAGACGTAAAACTTGACGAAAAAATTAAATTAAAAGTCGAAGAGCCACATCGCTGGAAGGTTATCTTATTAAATGATGATCATACTCCAATGGATTTTGTTATTGGTATTTTAACAGAAATCTTTAAGCATAGCCAAGAAACTGCCAAGGCAATTACAATTCAGATACATACTGAGGGCAGTGGAATTGCCGGCGTGTATAGTTTTGAAATTGCAGAAGTCAAAGCAGTTGAAGCAACTAACCTAGCTCGAGGAAATGGATTCCCACTCCAAATTAAAATGGAAGAAGAATGAGCTTAAGAGAAATTACCAAAGACCTTCATCATGAGGCAGAAACAACCAAATTTGCTAAAATGTTACTTGGTGGCAAAATTGAAAAACAAGATTACAAAAATTACCTGTATAACTTGTTAGCAATTTATGATCCTATTGAATGGTATTGCAAGCGTCAAGGATTTCTTGATACAATGCCAGACCTTCCCCGTCTGAAGAGTATATATGCAGATTTTCTAGAACTAGATGATGGGACATATTGTTACCTAACTCCTGCAACGTTAGAATACCAAGCATACCTACATGCATTAGGCAATGATGCAGAAAACAAACATTTAATTAAAGCTCATTTATACTGCCGCCATATGGGTGATTTATTTGGTGGACAGATTATTAAGAAACAAGTAGCACACATTAGCAGTGGCAAGTTTTATGATTTTGAAAATGCCGATGCAATGAAAGGGGCTATTCGTGCAACACTTACTGATGATCTTGGTGATGAAGCTAAAATAGCGTTTGAATTTGCTATTGCTATGATGAGAGATCTGTATAATGGCGAGTAATGTTTGGGACACCCTAATTAACATTCAAGGCCTGCTAGAGAAAAAATTCAATGAAACAGGAACAGAGGTCTTTGAAGCGGGCATGGATCGCTTTAATCAGCCTGGTTGGGTTAATCGTGTTTGGACCAGTAACAGTTATCGTAGGGCTCACGTTGATGTTGTGGATGCTAGACAAACCAAAGGACTCTGGATGATGCACTGCTGTGTGTTCCCCCATACAACAAACCCTGCTCCTATATTTGGATTTGACGTAATAGCAGGTAAAAACAAGATTACAGGTTGTTTCATTGATTATAGCCCAACATACGATAAGTTTCACCCTATGATTGATTACTTTGGCGAAGAAGTTGGTCAGTATGAATGGAACAAAAAGCGTAAGTTACCAGACTGGGCTGAGCGTATCTTTAGCCAACACATGATAGCTGCGGGCAATGTAAGCGACGAAACCGAGTTAGAACAGATCAGTTCATTGGCTAGTATATTGGTAAATCATTACTTAGAAACTGTGGGAGAAACACACGATTCTGTCATAGATACTACGTCTTACCAAAACTTCTACTGCGATAATCAAAAGCAAAACCCCCATACTCCTAAGGTTATGGTCAGTTTAGGGCTCAGTGAAGATGATGTTCGCCATTTTATTCAGGAATGCCTGTTCCCGGAAATACGCTAAATATTAGACTATGAGATACAGTGAATTTAAATCAGTCCTATTAGAGTTTGCCCCACCTACAGGTAAGAGTGCAAATGACTTACAACTTTTAATTAACATTATAGAGATGGTTCCTTCTGAGGATCCAGTGCATTCTGTAGCTAAAAGTATACTCCAAGGCTTACTAAGAGATGTAGTAGAGCCATCGCAACAGGCTACACAGAAACCTGCACCACAACCTGCTACCCCGCAATCAACAGCACAGCCTGCACCACAACCTGCTACCCCACAATCTGAAGAAGAGCCGTTAGCCGAAGAAGTACAGCCAGGTGATGAAAGTTGGTACGAAGCGGCTCTCGAGGCAATAAAAGATCCTACAATAGCAGCACGAATGTTGAATAAACTAAGAACGGATCCTGAGTATCGCGAAGAGATGCGATATGTGCATAAAAACGGTGAGAAAAAAATTAAAGCCGCTTTTACAGCAGGTGGGACAGAAGCACTAGTAACAGTAGATCAATTCTTTAAACAAGTTAAAGAATCAGCAGACTTACTTGCTGGTAAGGCAGTAGGAGTATTAGATGACTTGCGCACGTGGTATCGAGACGAAGCAATAAGACAAAAGGTACCAAATCAACCCTTGCCTGCGCCGAGACCGAAAGTAACAACAAATGCACTGTATCAAAAACTATTATACCCATTAGAAAATATTTTCCAAGATTTAGGATTTAAAGATCAGCCTCCTAACTTAAGAAACTTTAAGAAAGAAAGTCCTAAAATTTTAAACTTTATGAAACAATGCGAAGAAGGCATCATTGAGTTTACAGATTTGCTTGAAGTGTCTGAAGGTAATATTGCATTACTAATTAACGATCCGGACTTAGCCTACATATATGAAAAAATATTTGATAAGTTATTAGCATTAGATGCAGGTCAAGGAGGTGGTGCCTGGGGCCCTGGAGAACTTGGACTATCTATTCTTTGCAAACCTGTTTCAAAATCTAGAGGCAAAGGAGATTTAAGTAGTGTCTCCGCCGACGGCAGTCCAGTCGATGTTGAAGTTAAAGCTAGTCGAAATGCTAACAGTGGCGGCCGCTTAGGTGGTAGTGGTGTGCTTGCAGGATCAGCTGGCAAGAAAACATTTATCCCTGCACTAAAAGCACTATGTGAAACAGCAGGAGTTGATCCTAACAGTATTGGTAAAAACTACAGCGAAGTTGTTAAGTATAAGACTGTTAAGGGTGTAAAAACTAAAGTAGGCACTGGTGAGAAGAAAGAAACCGGATCTGTTAAACCTACAAGCATGACAAGTCCTAAATGGTTTGATAGTTTTAATGCACAAGTACCGCCGGGCCTACAAGGCAAGCGTGGTGTAAATCCACAAGGTGCTGTGGCAGAATTCTTAATCACTGCCGTAGGTGCAGTTGTTTCAGAAAAAGGCAGACCGTTTTTTGACGAAGAGATGATTGCAAGCATTCCAAATGAAGATGGTACTATTGACTACGAAAAGTTTAAAACAATTCTAACAGCAGCATGGTATCAAATTTACAGTCAAACTGACAACGTTGGCATTATCTTAGTTCTTAACCCAACTAACGGCAACTATACAGTTATTAACTCAGGTGACATGCTTACATCTGGTGCCAGCAGTGTAGTTATTACAGGCGGCATTGACTTTGATGATAGCCAAGGTAAAGCTGGTCCACAGGTTGGTATTGCTTAATTAATAGCTGTAGATAAATCATCTCCCTAGAGTTGTAAATAATTTGCAACAACAGGGAGATTTCTTATGAGTTGGTTCAAACATAAGCCTAGACTTAAAATACCCCCAAAGCAACATGCACATCACTCTAGCCCTATTGCAGAGAAGATGCTGAAAGAAGCTAAGGCTCGAGTTCAAACACCCAAACCTAAGAACGATCGATAGGTGTTAAAAAATTTACACCTATTGGGTGTTAAAAAATTTACACCTAACAAAAAAATAACATCGGAGTTTAATTTTAGAAACTCTGTATGTAAATAATATACAAATAATTTCTCACATGGAGCGAAAACATGAAAAGAAAAGTAATAG